GATTTTAGCAGAACAGTTTGCTTTTTCTCCATACGAAACAAGATTATCAAACTTAGTAGAAAGTTTTCCAACAATTGCTAATCCAATAACACAATATTTAAAAGCTACAGATCAAGACTCTGAAGATAAAGCTAGATTTAAAATGGCAATAGAAGGAGCTTTGATTGGTATTCCTTTAGATTTATTATTAAGTTTTGTTGGTAGAGGTAAAAAATATAATCTTAAAACTGAAGAAATTAAAAACAATGATGATGCTGTAAAAAAATTTAATAACAAAAGAAAACAACTTGCAGAAAAAGTAGAAGAAGCAACTACTATAAAACCAAAATCATTAGAAGGTGATCTTGATTTAAATACTAAAGATTATCTTGATGATGTATCAGAAAAAATTATTAGTCAAAAAACAGCTACAAAAATAGAAAAGTTTTTTAAAGATGTTTTGGATAGTGGAAAAGTAAAAAGAAATCCAAACATTAGAATTAGCGATCAAATATTTGATGTAATGACTACACCTAGACTTATTGCTGAAACTGATTTTAATAAATTATTAACTAAACATAAACTTACAGCAGAAGAATTAATGAATTTCTTTAGGGAAGGTGCAAGAACATCTGCACAAAACCTTAACAGATTATCACAATTATCTAAGGCTTATGGTCAGTTTTTAAAAGATGGTAAAGTTTCTAAAAAATTAGTTAATGAATTAAATGCTCAAGGCATAGATACTACTGATTTATTAAATGGCACTATGAAAAGATTAGATGGTGTTCGTAGAGCTATGATGGTTGGTAGATGGTCAACTGCCATGAGAAACTATATCTCACAGGCTGGAAGGGTTGGTATAGATGTTTTGAATCAAGCATTTCAATATGGTGCAGATGCTTTATGGCAAAAGATGAGTGGTAAAACTTTACAAAGAGCAGCTAATCCTGTTACTGCTATGCAAGGTTTTTTAAATATATTTAGACAATGGCGACCTAAAAGATTTAAACAAGTCAAAGCTGATGTTGATAAAATATTAGCATCATTGCCAAAAGAATATGATCGTTTATTTTTAAGATATAGTTCAGACGTTATTAACACAGCACAATCCAACATTGCTAAACTACAAAAGTTTTCTCCATTAAATATGGCAGAAAAAGGTGCTAATCTTTTAAACTTTTTAAATAGATTTCAAGAATTTATTACAAGGAGAGCTATATTTTTATCTTCACTAGATGCAATTGTTAGAAATAATAAAAGTATTTATGGTGGTAGAACTCTAAATGAAATTGTTAATAATCCAAATTTAATTAACAGATTAAGAAAAGAAGATATTGCTGCTGCAATAGATCATTCTTTAGAACTTACTTATGCTGCTACTCCTCAAACAGGTATTAGTAAATCGTTTGTTGATTTTATAAACAAAGTTCCATTTACACTTTCTCTTGTAGTTCCATTTCCAAGATTCTTAGTTAACTCTTTAAAATTTTTATATGAGTATTCTCCATTAACTACTTTTACAGGTGCTGCAAGAGCTGTTGCTGACATACCAATAGCAGCTATCTCTTGGAGTACAGAAGGAACTTTTACAAGAAGTTTTTTTAAAAAATTAAAAGAAGGAGATACTTCAGGTTTAGTTAAAGGTTTAGTTGGTTGGGGTTTATTTGGAACTGCAATGCAAATAAGAGATTCTAAAATAGCTGGTGAAAAATGGAATGAAATAAAAGTTGGAAACAAAAGAATAGATATATTTCCATACAACCCATTAGCTGCATATTTATTTGTAGCTGACTTTATAGATAGATGGCAAGATGGAAGACTAGGAACAATTACAGGAACAACAAAAGATTTTGCAAAAGTATTTTTGGGAACAAGAGGTGGTACAGGATTATATTTTGTAGATCAATTATTAGAATCTATTGCAACTGCTGATAGTAATAAAGGTTATAAATTTATTAATGAGTTAGTAGGTCAAATAGCATCACAATTCTTTACACCATTTAAAACCTATATGGGTTTTTTAGATGCAAAAGATGGCAACATACAAGCTGCTAAAGATACAAATACATCAAACTTAGATAACGCAAAAATAAATCCTATTTATTCAATTGTTAATAATTTAAAATCTATATTTAATCCTGGTGAATTACCTGACAGAACATCTGTAACTCATGCAGTATTATCAGAGGATGGAAGCAAATATGTTGCAAGACCATTAAAGAGTGAAGGTGCAAATATTTTTGGTGTAGATATTCCATCAACAGTAATTACAGAATTAACTGGAGTTACAATTAGACAGCCAAAAAATTCTGCCGAAATAGAATTAGATAAATTAAACTTTAGATATAATGAAATTTTTAGAAGTACAGGTATTCCAGTTTTAGATAGAGCATACAAAAATTTATTTGCTCCTAAAATTCATTTAGGATTATCAGCAATAGTAGAGTCTGCTGGTTATCAATCGTTAGGTATTCCAATGAAAAGATTAATTATAAAACAATTTATATCAGGTGCTAAAAAAGAAACTATGGAGGAATTACAAAGTGATGCAAGTTTAGTTCCATACTTAGTAGAATATAATTTTTCAAATATACCAAAAGATCAATTAAGAATTATTCATGATGCTATAGGAAAAGATTATTTAAATACAATGCTTAAGGAGTTTCAAAAATAATGCCTACACAATCTCAAAAAAATTCTCAAGATATAATTAAATTGCAAGGTGAATTAAAACTTGTTCATGAAAAAATTGATACAATCAAAAACAATCATCTAGTTCACATAGATGAAAAGATAAATAATATATATAAAGTTCTATGGTTCGTAGCAGCACTCAGCATAACAAGTCTGGTCAATCTAGTCTTGAGTCTTCTGAAATAAATATTTCTAAAAGACAAAAAAAAACTTCTATTAAAGGAACTGTAGGAGAATATGAAACAATAGCAAAGTTAACTAAAGAAGGTTATTATGTGGCAAAGTCTGTTGATCCCCAATGTCCTTTTGATATTGTGCTGGTAGATAAAAATGGTAAAATACAACTTATAGACATAAAAACTAAAACCTACAGACAATATAAAAAAGGTAAAAGTTTAAAACATAAACCAAAAAAATCATGTCTAATTTATAGATGTCCTACAAAAGAACAAAAAAAATTAGGCATAAAATTAATGATGGTAGATTATGAAAGTTAGTGAGAACACATCTGTTGCTATGCCAATCAAAAATATGGTTGGAATTATCATTGCAGTAAGTATGGGTATATTCGCATACACAGAAATTACTGCTAGACTAACATCATTAGAAACATCAAGAGAATTAATGAACGCAGATTTATTAAAAGCATCTGAACAAACAACAGTTGATAAAGAACAATTTTTACTTCTGGAAGACCTTTACGAAACTGTAGAAAAACATCAAGAGCTTTTAGATAAAAACATACACAATCAAGTTATGCTTCAACATATAGAAAAAATGTTAGACAAAGCATTGGAAGATATTGAAGGATTAAAAGATGCTTCAAGAGAAATGAAATATACAAATGGTACACACTAATGCAAGAAATTGTTATAGCACTTTTATTAATAGTTAATGGAGAGATCAAAGAGCATAGAATACAGGACTCTATGTCTGACTGCTTGAAAGGTAAAAGAGTTGCATCCAGAGGTACATCAAAAAATATTGAGTATCAGTGCATTAAATCTATGGCTGAAACAGAAATATACATGGGTGAAAAATCAATCAAAGCATTAATATTAGAATGATAGATAAAATTATATACAGTTTTTTTGGTTTATTAGATAAGTTTTCTGAACACTTGGACAGAGTATTTTTTCCTAAACCAAAGAAAAGAAAAAAGAAATGTAAAGATTGCAAGTGCGATTGTCATTGCAAAGATGATTTACATATTAATATCTTTGATCAAGAGCTATGTAATTGTGAGGGGTGCAAACATTAAGGATTTTATGAGGTGTGATTATGGAATATATACTGATAAAATTAGAATATTTGTGCAGAAAATTATATGGTTTTGTTTGGAGATTAAGAATAAGATTAACAATGAACTTGGAGAAAAAATATGTACGAAGAAGTAAAAGAAGAAATAAAAATTTGTGAAGGTTATGTGCCTAAGATTTATAAATGTAGTGAAGGCTTTGATACTATATTCTATGGACACAAGATAACACCTGAAGATCAATATGAACATGGTGTTGAGTATTCTAAAGAAGAAGGTGAGCTTGTATTTGAAAGAGATTTCCAAAGAACATTAGATGCAGCCGAAAGATTAATAGGTGATAGATCAATTAACAACACTGCAAAGCAAGTAATAATTAATATGGTTTATCAAATAGGTGAAGGTGGTGTATCTAAATTTAAAAATATGTGGAAGGCTTTAGATAGAGAAGATTATGGAGAGGCTAGTTTTCAAATGATGGATTCTCTTTGGGCGAAACAAACTCCTAACAGAGCAAAAAAACTAGCAGAAAAAATGAGAGGTGCATAATGTGGTTTAGTGCAATAAAAT